CAACGAAATTGATTAATACCAGTGCCAGATGTCCAACCACCAGGACCTTGATGAAAGTTTTCAGAACCACCAAGATTTTCTTGCCAGGAGTTTTTCATGTGTGCTGCTGCTTTTTTATATAGAACATCATGAATATTCTTTGGTTCTTTTGATTGCTTCATAGTAGATTCAACTTGTTCTTGCTGTTTCTTTGCTTCTAACTTTTTTTTCTCAATAATAATTTGTTTTTCCGTTTTAATAGGTGGATCAAACCAAGGATCATATGGAAGAATATCTGGAGCAGGAACGGCAATGTAATGGTTATTTTTTAAAATCGTTTCACTCGAAACAGATTTGACTCCATTATATGGACTATATCCATGACTAAAATGACTAGAGGTAACCTCTTTGACAGAAGATTCTAAAGGATTAATTTTTTCGATGAGTTTTTTAAATAGTTCCATTTCAAGATAAAACAAATTTCTTTATATAGTTATAAGCATATTGCTCTCGATACCCCTTAATACCCCATCCCAACCAATAATATGCAGTAGTCATATACCATTTAACTGTTTGACCACTACCTTCAAATTCATGAATATGCTTTTGGAAAGTTGGTTCGTTAATCATATAACGAGTTTGACATTTAAGTTCACTAGGATTACATCCGTACTTCTTTGCAAACTGACCCAATCCATAATACCGATTGCTGGAAGTCCATTGAATCAATCCATAACCACCACTATAGCAATGATGGTATGAAACTCTTGCACCACCTTCACAAATATTGGGAATAAAGTTTGACTCTGACTTTATGTTGCCCATGATAGTGGCAAGAGCATTACGATCAGTAATACTTGTCTTTTCTTGAAGTTCTTTGAGAACATATTTCTCATTTTCATTACAAGAAGGACATTTCCATGTCTTTTCTTCTTCAATAATTTTAGCAATCGGAATTGCTTTTTTCGGATCTAAATCGGCATCAATTTTTTTGACAGACTCAATATCTGATGGATCAATCCATGGATTTTCGATTTCATCGATTGATGGATATGCAAAAGCAGCTGGTATTGAAGTTGCAAGAACAATAGGAAGTAATTTTTTAAGCATTAAAATAAACAGAATTCGACATCCGTTACAAGAACATAATGTTCTTCACGGCACGGGGTATTTAGTGAATCAATCTTCACCAAGATATTCAAGAGAGTAAATTTCATGGTCTTCAACATCAGGATCAAGCCACTCATAAAACTCACAATGAAGTGCATGTGCATTCTCAACACATTCTAATGGGTCGTTTGAAGGGTCTTGACAGAGAGTGTGCAGTCTATCAACTGCCCAGTCATGTGTCGTTTTCAGAGTGTCTTCCAAAGTTACCATAGTCTTTGCGCATGTAGCGCCCGAGAATGTTGCTATTATAGAACGCAGGCACCCCGTTGTCAAGCGATTCAGATAAGACATTATTGAGAAAGAGTTGCTTGGTCTCCTCATAATTACAAAGTCCTTTTGTCTTATGTAGACTCAATATAACTCTACTGAAGGTCTCTTTACCATACTTTTTAATATCTTCTTTTAATTCAGGACAAGAACCATAATACTTCTTCCAATCAGATTCTTGTTTTACTTTCCTTTTCTTTCCTGGTGGAGTTCTATATGACCAAAAATACTTTCTACCAATGTATTGTCGTTTGTTTGACTGATTGGTAATGAGATAAACAAAGCCGTAGTAGTCCCCAATATCATTACTATCAAAAACTCTCTCATCATATCTCCACGGATTATCATAGCTCATCTTATAGATTTCAATGAGCTATTATTTATCTTTTAACCCTAACAAAGGTATTTTACACAAAAAAAAGAGGGTTGTCAACCCTCTTTACACATATGTTAGACTCTAGGAAGTTGTGCCCCAGTTCTTTTCAGAAAATCTTTTTCTGATCCTGCTCCTTGTGTTGCTTTATTATAAATTTTTTGCGTCTTTTGTGCTGCTTTATGTTTTTCAAAGTCTATAGGAGGAAGCATTTGCTCCATGATACCCTGAATATTTTCAGAATCAAGTTGCATCATGATATAATGTGCTTCTTCTAAAGTATCTACATGCCCCATAGAGAAGAGATAATCCAATACTACATCATAAGAATCTTTAACGTAAGCTTTTGACTTTGGATCTGTATAAATCACTTTTGAAACCGCTTTTCTTGCTTCTTTACTATAAGGAGATTTCCCAGCAGACTTAAATTCTGCTCTAATCTTTTCTGCTGCAGCTAAACGTGGATTTGCTTTTTCCCATTTTTCACGATTAGTTAATTGTTTTGGTTTTTGTTCTTTAGGTTGTTCTTTAGGTTGTTCTTTAGGTTGTTCTTTAGGTTGTTCTTTAGGTTGTTCTTTAGGTTGTTCTTTAGGTTGTTCTTTAGGTTGTTCTTTAGGTTGTTCTGGTTTTTGTTCTTCTGCTGCTGCCTTTGCTGCTGCCACATCATCCACATCTTTTTCAACTTGCTTTTGTCCGCGTCTTCTAAGATAAGATTTTTCCAATTCTCTCCAGTTATAACCTTGTCTTTTTAAATCTGCTTTCAATTCAGCATCAAGTTTTCGCCATACAAGGTTGCCTTCTTTATTTCTAAAATTTATACCAGGAACATTATTTTCCCTAGCATAATCAAACTTCCTTTGCTCGTTTAGCATTATCAGACTCCCTTTAGTTTATAGAAGGTTTTAAGCATTAGTAGTCTTCTTGGGTTCATTCTTTTTAACCGAAGGAAATCCTTTAACACCATAAGGTCTCAATCTAAGAAGATTTAAATTGATTGCATCCATATCTCGCTTCATTTCATCAGCATCACCATGAAAACCTTGTCTCTGGGCATCAACAACTTTTCTTGCTCTATCTGCAATAGAACCTTCAAGAATACTCTTTCTCCACTCTTCACTCATATTAGACATAATAACAATTGCTGCATTTTCGGTGTCTGCATAACCTTCGTCTAGCAAATGATTTTTTACTAGATCGAACATATCTTCAGAATCTCCTTGAGTGAGATACTTATTCATCCAGGCATCTTTGTCTTCTTCTTCCTTCTTCTTAACGGGTTTGGATTGGTTACTATCTCCTCCCTTCATCATTTTCTGAATATTACCACCTAAAGCATCATCTGCCGATTTCAAACCTTTTTTTAATTCGCCGCCAGCGTATTTGACTGCTGGAATTAATCCATACTTAGTTGCGGCGGTTGCACCAAGCACTCCAAGTGCTGCTTTTAAAGGTCGTTTAGCACCACCCACCACAGGTTTTACAAGACCTCTATAAGCTTTTCCGTATACTCTTCGAGCTGCAGGACTTCTCAATAAATCCAACAATGCTTTAGCTTTACCACCTTCACAAATGAAACCATTTTCCTCACAAATATTATAAAAATCTTGCTCAGTGATTTGATCTAAATCATATCCTTCTTCAATTAAAGCAATAGCAAGATTTTCTATAGATTCGTTAAGATAAACTTCTTGATATGCTTCTTTAAGACCTCTAATACTCATTTTCTTATACACTGTTGTCGTATATTTATTTATCAAAAATTATGTTTTTGAAGTAGCTTTTCTAACTGCAGGGTCTTTTAACGCCGCAGCATAATTCGCATATGTTTTTCCAGTAGTGCTAGAATAATATTTACCTTTTGATGCCGCATATGCTTGCGCAGATCTAGCAGACTGACCTGTTTTAGGTGGATTATATGACGCACCACTTCCACTTATTCCGAGATCTCTTCTATATTTTTGAGTATTTGAAATTGCTTGATTTCTTTCTCTTTGAGCAGCAGCAGCATCTCTTTGTCTCTGACCACCTATACCAGTTGCTCTTGATAATCTAGCAAACAAATTGTTATTTCTGGAGGCAACAGAAGCTCTTGCAAGATATACTGGTTTTCCATTTCTATAAGCAAGATCGCCAACTCTACCACCAGGAAGAATTTGTGTACTAGGAAGACTAGCAGTTTTTCCACCTGTTGTAATTTTGTTATTCTTAGTATCAAAAGTAGTTTTACCACCAGTTCCTACAATAGCAGATCCTTGTGTGGCACCATAAGTGCCAAGTTTTGATGCCACATTCCTTGATGATCTAGTGTCCATTGTACTCAACATTTGTTTTGGTGAAGTTCGCGGCCTATTTTTTAATTTTTCAATATCTTTTTTTGTTTGAGCAGCAGCATCTGAAGTTTTTCTATATCCAATTGAACTTGCAATTTTATTTTTCCATTTCTGTGGCATTACATCTCTGGCTATATCGGCAGCAGCAAATGCTCCACCAACAACAGGAATTGCAGATCCATAACCCAATGCAGCACCAAGTTGATCACCTCTCATTGCAGCTTGTGTTCCTCTAGCAATACCATAAGCAGTGCTAAGTCCAGGAACAAATCGAGCAGCAGCTTTTCCTAAGACAGGTCTTCCTAATCTAGTAGCAATTTTTTGAACGGCAGTTCTACCTGCTCTTGGAGCTGCTCGTGACAACCTTCTAGATCCTTGTGCAGCAAGTAATCCACTGGTAAGGGCATCACCATATTCACCTCTCGATGCAGAATCAATTGCATCTACAGCACTTAAACCGGAAAGTGCTAAATTACCGACTCTTCCAAGTCTAGATCTAAGTTTTGGTCGTACTTTAGGTGATGGTTGTTGTGCTCTAGTTTGCGCTTTAGGTTGTTCTGGTTGTGCTTTAGGTTGTGCTTTAGGTTGTGCTTTAGGTTGTGCTTTAGGTTGTGCTTTAGGTTGTTCTGGTTGTTGTGCTCTAGTTTGCGCTTTAGGTTGTTCTGGTTGTGCTTTAGGTGGTTCTGGTTGTGCTTTAGGTGGTTCTTTTTTTGTTTTACCACCAAACCCAACATCTGATCCAGAAACTTTTGTAGTTTTAAATTCAAATCCTTCTGGTGGTCTGCCAGTTTTCATATAAGTTTTCATAAAATTTTTAGCAGCAGCAGATGTTTTTTCGGTGCCACCTTTCTCGTAAAATCTTCCTCCCTTCTTAAAATCTTGAGGATTCTCTGCCATCCACTTTCTCCAAGCTTCAGCAGCCTTTACTGCATCTTCATTAAGAAACTCCTTAAAACTCTTCATTATCGATATACACTTTTTAGGTATTTATATAAAAAAAGGAGGGTATTACCCCTCCTTGTTGAAATCATTTATCCATTCTTTAGTATAATCATAATCTCCAAAAATAAAATCATCGGCAGCAGCTGCTTCTTGATATATTTTTATGGCATCTTCAGTTTTTAGACAGTTACACTTACAGTTTCCTTTGCATTCAGAAACTTTGGGAGTTAGTGGATCAATCTCATCCATTTTTCTCCAAGTTTCCTCAAAGTTGGAATCCTGAGAATGAATCTTTTGTGACATCTTGTTTAATTCCTCCAACGATGTAAGACTCGACTTCGGTTTCTTGAGGTGCCACTTGAAGACCTTTAGAAGAGATCCAATGCTCTGTCCAAGGTAATGGATTATTTTTTGCAGAAATTCCATAAATTGGTTTGATTCCAATTGCTTTCATTCTACGATTAGCAATCCATTCGACATACTGATGTAACAGTTTGTCATTTAATCCAATCATAGATCCATCCTTGAACAAATACTCTGCCCAAAGTTTTTCTTGATTTACGGCACTATCAAAAGTTCGGATTAACCAAGGTTCTTCTTCCTGAGAAATTTTTTTCATCTCAGGATCATCACCCTCTTTCCACTTATTTAGAATATTTTGAGTAATTACTAAATGTTGATTTTCATCTCTAGCAATTAGTGAGATGATTTTTGCACTTCCCTCCATAAGTTTGAGTTCGCCAAAAGCAAAACTGCAAGCAAAGGATACGTAAAAGCGAATACCTTCAAGAATATTAACGTTTGCAACTGCTCGATAGAGCTTGCGCTTGAGTTCATATCTTGCCTCTTGTGCATAAGGAACTTGTTCTAATGCATGTAACCATTCATCAGAATTTCCATATTGTTGAGCAGAATTAATAAAGTCATTATATGCAGAAGTTACACTCATTGCACGTTCGACGATACGATCATCGCGAAGAATCGTGTCAAAAATCTCAGATGGGTCTGAATATACATTCTTAATGATATATGTGTAAGAACGACTGTGAATCATTTCCATGAACTCCCAGACCTTCATACATGCCTCTAGTTCAGGTAAAGAGCAGTATGGAGCAAATGCCATACCAGGACCACGACCCTGAACAGAATCCAGCATAACTTGATACTTCAAATTGCTGGTAAAAATATGCTTCTGTTCAGGGCGCAGTGTATGGTAATCGCCACGATCTTTTTGGAGGGAGACCTCCTCGGGTCTCCAAAAGTATCCTAGTTGTTGTGTAGTAATTTTTTCAAATACTGGATATTTGTATGAATCATATCTTTGGATTCCCAGAGGTTTTCCAAAAAACATGGGTTGCTTTTTGGTATCAATTTCTTCAGAATTAAATACTGTCATGGAATTTACCATGGGTTTTTCTTCTTTATTTGTCTTAAATCTTACAAGACTCACACTCTTCCTCCGCTGTATTTTCGATTTCAGAAATTAAATTATCTAGTGTTGAATTTGTCTCTTCAAGTTCGTCGTTTTTGTTGTCGTATGTATTTTGATAATAACTGGTTTTCCAACCGTACTTATATGTAGTCAAAAGGTCTTGTGCCCATAAAGAAATAGGAATCTCATTGTCAGGAAACTTAAAAGGATTATAGTTCCAATTACCAGAAATAGCTTGATCAAAAAACTTTTGCATTACAGCAACAACATTAATATAACCACGATTGGACTCCATATCCCAAAGAAGCGTATAATTGCTTTTAAGAGTGCTATATTGTGGAACAATCTGTTTGAGTGTTCCTTTCTTTGACTTCTTAACGGACAAGAAAGCACGAGGTGGTTCGATTCCATTTGTTGCGTTTGACACAACGGAACTGCTCTCTGAAGGCATTTGTGCGGACAATGTTGAGTTCCGTACTCCGTACTTCTTGACATCCTCTCTAAGACCGTCCCAATCATAATGAAGCTCATTTGGTACGATCTCATCTACATCCTTCTTGTATGTATCAATCGGCAGAATTCCGTGCCCATACTTGGTGCGATGACTGAATTCACATGCTCCTTTTTCTTTGGCAAGATTTACTGTAGCACGAATCAGATAATATTGGAATGCCTCTGAAAGATCATGAATCAGTTTCCAAGCATTAGGATCGTCATAGAACCACCCGTGCTTGGCAAGATAATGTGCGAGACCAATATACCCTATTCCAAGGGAACGACGTGCTTTAGTGGCAATCTCTGCTGATCTGACTGGATATTGTTGAAAATCAATGAGTTCATCAAGACTCCTAACAGCAAGATCGCAAAGAACTTCAAGATCCTCCAAAGACCTGATTTTACCAATATTAATAGCAGAAAGGATACACAGAGCAATTTCCCCATCTTCATCATCAATGTGTTTGATTGGTTTAGTTGGAAGTGTAATCTCCTGGCACAGATTGCTCATTTCAACTTTATCCATAAAGGAAGAGTGAGAGTTACAATGGTCGATATTCATGATATAGAGACGACCAGTTTCTGCTCTTTCTTTTAAGATGTTAAGAAAAAGTTCTTGAGCACCGATAGTTTTTCTTGGAACAGACTCATTTTGTTCATAGCCCACATAGAGATCATCAAAT